TCCGCATTGACGGCTCTTAATAAAGAAAAAAGCACACTAGAAGCTGCTCAACAACGCGCCCAAGACTCTGTGAAAAAAGTAGAAAAAGACATCTTAGATTTGGAAGATGCTGTTTGCTATGCCTGTGGACAAGAACTACACGCAGACAAAAAACAGGAAATTATCGACAAAAAAGCACAGGAATTATCAGAAAGCGAAACCTATCTTCAGGAAGTCACTGAAAAACTAAACGAAGTTTTTGCAGGCATAGCAGAAATAGGCGAACTTGACAGCAAGCCCAACACTTTCTACGAAACACAAAAAGAAGCCTACGAGCATAGAAACAACGTAGATGGACTTAGAAAGAGTCTTGCCGACAAGAAAGCAGAAGAAGATCCATATCAAGCACAGATAGACGAACTTTCTAACGAAGCACTGCAGGAGATTGATTGGTCTCCTGTAAATGATCTAACGAATATGAAAGAGCATCAAGAGTTCCTACTGAAACTGCTTACAAACAAAGATTCATTTATTCGCAAAAAGATTATAGATCAAAATCTTGCCTATCTCAATAACAGGTTAACATACTATCTTGACAAGTTGGGCTTGCCGCATCTTGTAGAATTTCAAAATGATCTTTCAGTTGAGATTACGCAGTTAGGGCAGGATCTTGATTTTGACAACCTTTCAAGAGGTGAGAGAAACAGACTGATACTAGGTCTTTCGTTTGCGTTTAGAGACGTTTGGGAAAGTCTATATCAGAATATCAATCTACTGTTTATCGACGAATTAATTGACTCAGGACTAGACAGTTCAGGTGTTGAAAATTCTCTACACGTACTAAAGAAAATCGGCAGAGAAAGAGAAAAGAATATTTTTCTGATATCGCATAGAGACGAATTGGTAGGCAGAGTTAATTATATTCTCAAAGTAATTAAAGAAGGCGGATTTACTTCCTACTCAGATGATCTTGAAATAGTATAATGCCTAAGCGAGTTCCGCCAAGAGACAGAGAAAAAGTATACTCAGAGGAGGATGATACACATGACATGCTCATCAAGGCGTACCTTGAATATTACAAATATAACGAAGCGTTTGAAAAAAGGCGCTCGTTTAGAACTTACAGGCACGCGAGGCGCTGGCTTAGAGAAGTACAGTTCCTATCTAGGGTAAGGCAAGACGAAATAATCAACTCATACAAGGCAACAAAACATCTCAATGCTAGAAAACCCAAACGAGACTCAGGCACTAATGAATAAGGCGTATATAAGTTCATGCAATGGACTTATCAAGGCAAACCCGTGGACGAAATACCTCAAGAATATGAAGGTTTTGTCTACTTGATAACTAACCTCATCAACGGGCGCAAATACATAGGCAAGAAACTAGCCAAATTCAAAACTTCAAAACCACCCCTCAAAGGCAAAAAAAATCGCAGACGCGGATATAAAGAATCAGACTGGCGTAATTACTGGAGCAGTTCAGACAAACTGCAGGCAGATGTTGCAGAACTAGGTATGGAAAACTTTACTCGAGAAATATTATACTTCTGCACATCAAGAGCAGAGATGAGTTATCTAGAAGCAAGAGAACAGTTTGAAAGAAAGGTATTAGAAACAGAAGATTACTACAATGGTATAATCAATGTTCGCGTAGGCGGTTCTAGAGTTCTCATAGAATCACTAAAAAAACACTCTTAAAGGCAACAACAAGGACCATACTGGCAACTACTGCCCGTCTTGAAGGCGCATGAAAGACTGCGCTTAGATGCTGACGTGTCCACGTGAGAAGTATACGAAAGGCTTCAAAAGATCAGGTGCTCTGAGAAAAAGCAACACCACAGCAAGTGATTTCGCTTGATAGGGATTAACTGCTGCCCGTTGATTAGACGAATCTGGAGTAAGGGGTACAGGTCAACCGCCTCTGCTGTAAAAACACAAATCTCCTGTATCAAGTATGGCTGACTCTACTCAGATGATGTAGAATACCATAGTTTCGCCCTCTACGGGCGAATTATGACCTCACTATCTAGATGATATTAAAACGCACTTCGTGCTTTGTGTTATCATTAAAAAAACAACTGTAGTTTGAGCGATAGCGAAAACTTGTATTAGCGAAGCTAATACATAAATAGTTAAAACAGTAATCATAATATGAAAGTATATCAAATTATTACGGAAAACACTCTTAAAAATTTTAAACGTAAATTTTCAAACTTGTCTGTGCAAGATCAGGCAGTTTTTAAAGAACTGATTTCTGTGCGCAGGTCGGATGTGCCTCAAGGAACACGCAAAGAATACAAAGGCAACAACTATACCTGGAATAGTGTAAACGGTCATTGGAAAAAAGATAATGGCAGAAAAGTTGATCCTGACAATTCTCCGTTGCATCTAACTTTGTTTGTAGATAAAAAAGTGTCAACACCAGTGTTTGAATTGTATCAAGAAGCAAAACAGGCAGATGAAATAAAAAATCTAGACCAGGAATTAAACAAATCTACCGTCAGAAAAACAGGCAAGGTTAACAAGCCAAAAAAAGACAAAGGCAAGAAAAGCAGAATAGGAAATCTTGTAAGAGATATGCAGAGAGCAACTGGAAGAGCAGGTCCGTCAAAAGACCCAGGCGACGGCCCTGACTAGAAGAAAGGCATTCCTGTTTTCTTAGAAGTTTCTAGATTGTCTTTGATTAATTCGCTGATTAATTCTTTTTCTTCATAACTAAGAAAGTGAGCCTCTTCGTAGGTAATAGAACCTCTCATATACCAACAGATTTTGATTAGGTCATGTTTTATCTGTTTGGTTTCTTTTTCGAGATTGTCTACTTCTTCGAGTATTTGCTCAGTCGGCCAGGCCAGTATTTTTATCCGAAAAAATTTGATTGATCAAACACCACTGGAACTTGGTAAGTGGTTGGAGCACCTTTTTCTTGATCTTCCAGTTCAGTTGTAACATCAAGAGGCTTAATTGCAAACTTTTCTTTTTCTTTTTCAATGTGTTCGATAACAGCGTTGTAAAAATCTCTATCTGCTTTTTGTAGAAATTCACTGATATAGGATTTTTCCTGCACAGTTTCTTCACCTATTTCTACTGCAGCAATACTTTCTGAAATCATATTAATGTTTAGTTCGGTTAATTTTCTAAAACTCTGATTAAATCGATTTAGTTTTTCCTCTTCGGAAATATCCTGATTGTCTAGCAGTGAAAAAACTCTCTGCTCTTCAAAAGTTTTAAGAGCATTGTTTGTGAACTCTCTATAGGTTAGAGGTTTTAGATGAATTACCAAATCGCCTACAGGCAATATACTTTGGAATTCTACTGAAATAAGTTGATCCAGTATCTGCCTTAGATCTAACTGATAGGTTCTTTCTTCGTCTATAACCGGCACAGTAGTATTAACGTCCATGCTTTCGCCATAGGTTGCAATTCGTATGGCAACAAGAACAGCATCTAGATCGATGCTTGGCATATTCCACGCATTTTTAATATTTGGTATACAACTCTGTATTACATCAACTGTGCTTTGACCGTTGATAAGAGAATCTGGAGTTTTAAAGGATAGTTCATCCTTTGCAGTCATTGCAAACACAGGATATTCACCGTTTTCTGTAAACTCAATATCTTTTTCACTCCAGTATTTTCCTTTACTAGGTAGTGTAAAGTAGATTTTAGGTTGTCTAAAATACTTTTGAAGCGGATTACCAGTTGCCGCGGTGTTCTCTGACATGTTTGTCTCCGAATAAATACTATGTGCTGACGTATTTATATACGCAGATAATGTAGATTTCAAATATGGCAGAACAAGTAACAGGTAGGATTGGCAATGAAGACGTTGTTCTTTATAACGCTGCGTCTGAAGCAACGCTAGAAAAACTGCTGGAAGCAGTTGACAAATCTGCCAAAAAATCCGATAAAGAAAAAACTGAACAAAAAGCAGAATTAAAAAGGTTTACAGAAAAACTCAAAGACGGCACGGCAACGCTTGACGATTTTTCAAAGGCTGCAACCAGCGCCGCAAAGTCCGCTGCTTCTAGTGTTGGCAGAGGGTTTTCAAATGTAGGGGATGCTGCGTTTGGTCTTGCGTCTGAATTTGCTACCGGCTCGGCCCGCCTAAGCGATTTTAGTTCACATATTACAGGTTTAATAAATCAAATACCGTTAATAGGAGGTTTGATCGGTGGTCCTCTTCAACTGTTTACTGGTTTTATTGATAACAACGTTGACACGTTTAGAGAACTGTCGACTGTAGGTGTTGATTTTGGAAATTCGATTTTTGCTGCACAAGAGGCTGCTACTAGGTCTAGACTTTCTCTAGACGTATTTGCAAATGCGGTTGGACAAAACAGTAAAAGTCTATCGCTTCTTGCAGGCAATGCGTCGCGCGGCGCAGAAATTTTCAGAGATTTGTCCAATCGAGTGCAAAGAAACTTTACTTCTCAATTTGCTCAACTCGGTTTAACCATGGAAGAAACTGCTGAGTTTACAGGTGATTTCCTTGATATTCAAACTAGACTAGGCAGAGCACAACAGAGAGATCAGAGAACACTAGGCAGGCAAACCAATGATTATATAAAACAGATAGACCTCCTAGCAAAGGTCACAGGCGCTCAACGTGAACAGATATCAGAAGAATTAAAACAGCAGGCTTTAGATAAGAGAATACAGGGTTTACTTGCAACGCTAGATGACGGAGCAAGGCAGACGCTGCAAAGCACAGCAGCCGCGCTTGAAGCACAGTCGCCTGCTGTTGCTGATGCATTTAAAAACATGGTAGCAACTGGCGGAGTTCCTGTTACTGATTTTGGCAGAGATCTTGCTCGTTTGAATCCTAGACTACAGCAATTAACAGCAGGAGTTCGAAACGGAACAGTTAGTCAACAGGAGGTTTTTGAAGAATTCAGAAGAACCGCAAGAATAGCCAATCAGCAGGGCGATCAGTTTATTCAATTTACAGGTACACTTGCAGCATTAGGATCCGAAGTAGGTTCTGCTACACTTGCTATGCTTGGTTTTGAAAATTTTGCAGAAGGATTTGATGAATCGCAACAGCAACAAATTGACGCAATGGAACAAGGTGGAAAGGCATTTGCAGCATTCGAAAGCGCAATAGTGCAAGCAAGAAATCAGGTATTAGGGGCTTTTATAAACAGCGGAGTATTTGAAAGTGTAAGCGATATCCTTGCAGACTTTGTAGAATACATGACAGATCCTACGAAAGGTCTTGGTCAAGTCGAACGCGCAATAGACAGTTTCTCTTTATATTTTAATAATCTATTTGAAAAACTAGGCGATCCTGATTATACAATGGGAGATATGATTGCTGAATTAGGAGAAGATGCACTTAAAAAATTAACTCCTCTTTTTGCAAAACTCGCAGAAGCCGGAATTAAAGCAATTGGAATTGCAATTAAAGAAATTTTTTCTAATCCAGTGGTAGCAACAGGCACCGTGCTTGCAATTTCGGCTTTGTTTGGTCTATCAAAAGTAGTAACAGGAACAATAGGTGCTATAGTAGGTCTTTTTACATCTAGACTTGTTACTAATGCAATGAGCACAAACATCGGGAAACTTTTTAATAGAAACGGAGCCCCTGGTACAACTGCTGGTCCTAGAGCAGGTCCTAGAGCAGGCCCTGGAATTCCTAAAGGACTAGGACTTGCAGGCGTAACCCTAAGTGCTGCTGAATTGGCAATGATACTAGGCGATTCAGATAGGTCTGGCGGACAAAAAGCAGCCGATGCCTCGGGTGTTGCAGGCGGTGCAGGAGGCGCGTATTTCGGAGCAAAAGCAGGTCTTGCACTCGGAGCCCTTACAGGACCTGCAGCTCCTATAGCATCACCTTTGCTAGCATTAGGTTTTGGCACAGCAGGTTATTTTGCTGGCAGAGACGTCGGACAAGGCCTAGGTAATATGGCGTTCGGTGACAACACAAATAATAATCAAATGCAAAATGCTGCTGAAACGCAGGTAACAGTAACCGATGCGCAGTTAGAAAGACTAGATAATCTAGTAAGTTTTGCACCTAAAATAGATAATCTCAAACAGTCCGTCGGCGGATTTCAGAATGAATTTAATTCTCTAGATCTAAACTATAGAGAAATTGATAGAACTACTCGCTCCTTAGAAAGAATGACTGATCAATTAGAAGAGATTAATACACAGTTAGCTGGTGGCGAACAAGGATTCTTTGATCGATTTACAAACAACAATGAAACAACTGCAGGCGACGTATTATCCGGAGTCACTAACAGCAACCAAGATCAATTAAGAGACTTAAATAGGGTAATGAAAGATATTCTAGGTGTCTTGTTAAGCGCAAATGATATGGAACGCAAGCACTTGACAGCAACAAGACGCTTAACTGGAACATTATATGGTAATTAAAAGGTTAACAGCATGAGCTGGAAAAAGTATTTTAATCCTGTTCCAACAGGAAACAACACAGAAGGCTCGTACAGCCCACTAGGATCAGGAAATGGGCAATCGCCAGGACCTGCAAGTTCGAACTATAATTCCTATCTACCAGACGTATATGTAGGTTCTCCCAACCGCGTAGAACGTTACGGTCATTACAATACTATGGACCTTGATTCTGAAGTTAATGCTGCTCTAGACATACTAGCAGAATTCTGCACTCAACCCAACGATCAAAATGGTACTTCATTTAGATTTAATTTCAACAAGTCGGCTACTAATTCAGAAGTACAGATTCTTTCACAGTACCTCAAACAGTGGTATAAACTGCAGAAACTGGAAACAAGAATGTTTCGTCTTATTAGAAACGTTTTCAAATACGGCGACGAAATCTTTATTCGAGATCCAGAAACCAAAAAATTGTTTCACGTAGAAGCAGCAAAAGTCAATAGAATAATTGTTAATGAAAGTGAAGGCAAAATTCCAGAACAGTATGTTATACAGGATATAAACTTCAACTTCAAAGACATGATTGCTACTACGCCTTCAGAAACAAATGGCAATATACTTGGCGGCGGTTCGGGCTATCTCGAAGGCGGTGTAAGAGGCATGGTAGGACAGTATCCTAAACAGAGTGGCTCACGCTTTCAATTAGAGCAAAACGAAGTGGCAGTAAACGCTGAACATGTGCTGCATCTCAGTCTCTCAGAAGGACTAGATAATAACTATCCATTTGGTAATTCACTACTGGAAACCATATTCAAAGTCTACAAACAGAAAGAACTGCTGGAAGATGCTATCATAATCTATCGCGTGCAACGTGCGCCAGAACGCAGAGTCTTCTACGTCGACGTCGGCGGTATGCCATCTCACTTGGCAATGCAGTTTGTAGAAAGAGTAAAGACAGAAATACATCAGAGAAGAATTCCTTCTGCAACAGGCGGCGGCGCTAATGTTATAGACTCGGCATATAATCCGCTTTCCGTTAACGAAGACTACTTCTTTCCGCAAACAGCAGAAGGTAGAGGATCAAAAGTCGAAACACTGCCAGGCGGCACAAACCTTGGTGAAATAGACGACCTAAGATATTTTACCAACAAACTCGTGCGCGGTCTCCGTATACCTAGTTCTTATCTACCAACAGGCGCAGAAGACGGCGCTACATCTTATAACGACGGCAGAGTAGGCACAGCGTATATTCAGGAATTACGTTTTAATACCTACTGCGAAAGACTGCAAGGTTTGTTAATTGAAGAATTTAACGAAGAATTCAAACGCTATCTGCTAGAAAAAGGTGTTAATATTGACACTAACATGTTTGACCTTGAGTTCGAGCCACCACAGAATTTTGCTTCATATAGACAGGCAGAACTTGACAACTCCCGTGTGCCTACATTTACTCAGATGTCAGCAATCCCTTATATCTCAAATAGATTTGCTCTTAAACGCTTCCTAGGCCTTACTGACGAAGAACTAGCAGAAAACGAAAAATTATGGCGCGAAGAAAACGAAGAGGAAATGGATGCTGCTCCGTCAGATGCTGCTGCAGAAATGCGTGGCGCCGGTATTAGTTCAGCAGGTATATCAGCCGACGCTAGCGGCCTAGAAGACGAAGCCCCGCCAGAAGGCGGGGAAGACGGAGGCGATGCAGAAGGTGTTGATACTGCTACTGACACTGGCTTAGGCGACGAAACAGGCGCACAACCACCCGAAGGCGGATCTCCTTCACCGTAATAAATACTGCCATGATACTTAGAGAAATCTTTTACTTTGACAGACAAACGGTTGAGCCGAATCAGGACGATCGTTACGATCCAGTCTATGATGACAGTATTGTTTCTATGGACGATACACGAACAACTAGACTCACTCTAAGACAGATCAATAGAGCGAGAAAATCTGCAGAATTGCACACTCAGGAAAAAAACAAAGAACTTGATTTTGTACGCTCAATGTATGGTATTGCCGCTCAGGGAGAGGAAGGCGCTATCTAAAATGGCCAAGATTGACAAAAGTCAATATACAAAGTCAGAATGGCAAGTTATCAAAGAACAACGCCGTTTAGAAAAACAAAAACAGTCTCCACAGACTGATACTGAACCTACTACTGCTCCTCTAAAAACATTTCCAACAGACAGTCATTGTGCATTTGTATTAGGCAACGGTACTAGTCGAAAAGGAATAGAAGTAAATGAGTTACAAAGTCGAGGCAGAGTTTATGGTTGCAACGCTCTGTATCGTAGACACGAACCAGACTATCTTATCGCAGTAGATGTAAAAATGGTAGCAGAAATTGCCAAAAGCGGCTACCAGCATCGACACGAAGTATGGACTAATCCTAACAGATCGTTTTCTAAATTTCACAACTTAAATTTCTTTCATCCTGCAAAAGGCTGGAGTTCAGGACCAACTGCACTGTGGCTTGCTAGCCAGCATGGTTATCATACTATTTTCATCTTAGGCTTTGACTATAAAGGCATAGATGACGGCAAAAAATTCAATAATGTATATGCTGATACGATGAATTACAAAAAGTCAAGAGACAGTGCTACATTCTTTGGAAACTGGCTTAGACAGACCAAAACTGTTATAAAAGATCATCCTAATATTCAGTATCGCAGAGTAATAACAGCAGATAATTACTGCCCTGAAGAACTAAATAGATTTGACAATTTTAAAACAATTCGTCGAGAAGATTTCGAAAAAATCTTCAATTTAAAGTAATTTCTCACCAAAACGGCTCGTTT